ACTAACCTCAACTTGAGATAATAGGTGCTTACCTAATTTCTGGGCTAATTACATGGGTTTTTCGGGGTACCTACCCCCTACCACTTTAATTCGTGTTAACAAAATTTTAACATATGTGTGCCCTTCACATTTTTGATATAAAACATTGTTTTCACCAATTTTAACTTTTGTATTGTTGTTTTGGTATAATAGTTGTAGCTTTGATTTTTAGTTAGGTAATGTAACGGTAGCATACCTCTCCGAAACGGGAGGAAGTATAGGTTCAATTCCCATCTTAACTGCAAATAGATACTATGAAAGATACTTGTGCAAAAAGAAACTATAAGTGCAAATGTGGTGTTGTCCAGGAGGAGTATGTTTGGAGCAGTCAGATTAGGGAGGTGCAGTATGAGTGTAGGAAGTGTGGGAACTGGCTTGGGTTTAACAACATCAAGGTAGATAAGGTAGTGAGTATTGTGTCTATTAGAACGCCAACCAAAAACCGATAATATGAAAACAGCAATGCAAGAATTAATTGATGACTTAAGAGAATTAAAGAAACATTCTAAAGATAATAAACAAGATACCTCATTTGATATAGGAATGACTTTTGCAATAGCAAGAGCAGAATTAAGACTTGAAAAAGAAAAAGAGCAGATAATAGATGCACATTTTAATGGAATGGACAAATTAGCAACATCTTTAAGCGAATTTTTACCAATTAAACATACTATGTCAGTAATACAAGAAATAAAAAACGCAGGTGATATACACGAAGATGGAGAACAATACTACAACCAAACCTATAAAAACCGATAATATGAACGCAGAGTTTAAGGATATAACAAAAGAAGCATTTATCATTGCTTATAGGGAGAATTTTGGGAATATTACCATAGCTTGTCAAGCGTGTGGGATTAGTAGGACTATGTATCAGAATTGGATGAAGAATGATAATGAGTTTAAGAAGGCTTTAGCTGAAATAGAGCCAGAGGAGATTATGTTGGATTGGGGAGAGCATAAGTTGATGGAGAGGATTACTAAGGGTGATACTTTGGCTACGATGTTCTTGCTAAAGACCAAGGGCAAGAGAAGAGGGTACATTGAAAAGACTGAGGTTGCTCATGAAGGGGATGTGGTTAAGCAGATTACGGTTAACGTAGTGAAGCCATCAGAATTACCTAACTTGCAGAAGCAGCTTGATGGAGATGAGAATATAATAAACTTCGATACTCAGAAAGATAACAGCTTTACTGTTCCAGCCACATTGGCTTCCGAGATACCAGAGATTCCATTATATGACCATAGCACTGGCGATTTGTTGGATATGAACGACCAAGATGAGTTTGAGGAGTAATGATTGATAAATCAAGGTTTATTGATTGATAAAGTTTTCTATTGGTAAACTTTGTGTCACAAATATTTGAAAAATTGTGACAAAGTCGGTAGTAATACTACTCTATTATCAAAAAATGTAAACTGTTCAAGTTTTGATAGCGTTCACGAACATTATAAAATCTTGTTGTACCTAAATTATAATAAGTTGCATGAATTTTTATGATTTTTTCATGCATAATGTGTCATAAAAGGCACTTTTTGACTTATGTTTGTCCGATATAAGTCACATTAGGGCCTACCCTCTATAAAACCAAAAAGTATTAACTTCGTTTTTACCAAGCCAATTTTTTAATTTTTCCCTAATGCCCTATGAACGTAACCACCAACATCGTTTTCGAGATACTGCAAAACAGCCAAAAAAAAATATCTGTTATGCAAGGCGGAACAAGGTCTGGCAAAACCTACAATGTATTGACCTGGTTTATCGTAAAATTGCTACAAGAAAAAGGGAAGACACTAACTATCTGCCGTTCATCGTTGCCATCCATAAAAGGCTCAGTAATGAGAGACTTTATAGAAATTCTGTCGAAATATGGCCTATACTCAGAAGAAAAGCACAACAAGTCAGAAAATCTTTACTTCTTAGGAGGCAATACCGTAGAGTTTGTCTCTACAGACCAGCCACAAAAAATAAGAGGTCGTAAAAGAAACTATCTGTTCATTAACGAGGCCAACGAGGTAAACTACGAATCTTGGATGCAGTTAGCCCTAAGAACCACAGATAAGATTGTTTTGGACTATAACCCATCAGATTACTACTCTTGGATTTACGATAAGGTAATTACCAGAGAAGATACCGACTTTACCATTACTACCTATAAAGACAACCCATTCCTTGAGAAATCTTTGGTGGAGGAAATTGAAAGACTAAAGGATGCCGACCATGAATATTGGAGAGTTTATGGTTTAGGTGAACGAGCAATATCAGAAGCAACTATTTATACCCATTGGAAACGAAGAAGAAACTTTCCCGAAGGAGGAGAAATATTTTATGGACTGGATTTTGGCTACAACAATCAAACCGCACTGGTGCGTATCAAACACTTCGATAACGAGATGTTTGTGGAGCAACTCATCTACGAAACTAAAATGTCTACCTCACTACTCATCGATAGGCTAAAGGCTTTTGGCTTTGACAAGCGTACAGAGATATTCGCTGATGCTGCTGAACCCAAAACCATAGCTGAGATTAATAAGGCTGGATTTAGCCTTAAAAGTGCCGTTAAAGATGTTTTTGCTGGTATCAACAAAGTAAAATCATTTCCGCTTATAGTTAAAAGCGATTCGTTAGATTTGTTAGATGAGTTTAAAAACTATAAATGGAAAACTGATAACGATGGCAATACGTTGGATGAACCAGTTAAGTTTAGAGACCACTTGATGGATGCCATGAGGTATGCCATATACTCAAAATTTGCCAAACCAAAAAGAGGCTGGGTAGTATAGGCTAAAAATTTGTTACTTTTGTAAAAATATCATATAGCGTGAAATTAAATGACATATTCGGAGCCATTAATCCTTTTCAACAAAAGGCAACAGCTCCTAACGGAATGATACAAGTTACCAGTCCATTTGCTGATTTCGGAGGATTACTTGCTGGAAGAACTTTATATCCAGAACTTAACCAAAGAAAATTTGTACTTGACTACGAAAACAATAGTGAGGTGTATGCCATCATTAAGCGTATATCAAAAACTGTATCTACTGTTCCATTTTACGTTTACAAGGTAAAGGACAAGAAGTCACTTAACCGCTATACCTCGATGACTAAAAACTCATCTACTACTCAAGATTTAGCCAAAGCTGAGTTGATAAGAGTAAAAGCAATTAGCGAGATTGCAGATTCCCCATTGAACGATTTACTAGAAAAACCAAATCCTTATCAATCTCTTTCCGAGTTTATTGAAAGCGTTATTGGTTATAAACTTATTTGCGGCAATTCATTTGTTTGGGCCAACCGATTAGAAAGCGGTAAGGTTCAAGAATTAGTCGTGCTCCCTCCGCAATACATGGCCATCATATCTGATGGTACTATCAATGGGGTTGAAGGTTATTCTTTTACACTTGTTGGATGGGATTTCTTAGATGCGAAAGACGTAATCCATCTAAAATACTTCAACCCTTACTTTGACACTAACGGTAATCAATTATACGGTCTTAGCCCTTTACAAGCCGCTTACAGAACTGTTCAGCGTTCTAACGATGCAAAGGACACTTCGGTTGGTATGTTGCAGAATCAAGGCCCTAAAGGTATTTTGTATGCTGATGAGTCTAACAACTTTGGACAAGAAGAAGCTGGTAAATTAAAAGAAGATTTCTACAATCAATACGGAACTAAGAGTCAAGGACAAATCGTACAGAACGCTGGTAAGATTTTGATTGCTGGTGCCAAGTTAGGTTGGGTTAATATGGGATTATCCCCTATCGACCTTCAGCTTTTAGAATCAGAGAAAGTTACGCTTAGAGAACTTTGCAATGTGTACGGTGTGAACTCTGCGTTGTTTAACGACCCAGATAACAAGACTTATAACAACATGAAAGAAGCTAAGAAGGAAATGCTTACCCAAGTAGTCCTTCCAGAATTAGTTGCACTTCGTGATGCTTTCAATAGATTCTTTGCAGTAGAGATTGGAAATGGCTATTATATCGATTTCGATATTACTGTTTTTCCAGAGTTGCAAGAGGACATGAAGGAGCTTTCTGCTATCTTATCTCAGTCTTGGTGGATTACCCCTAATGAGAAAAGAGCAGCAATGCGTTACGATACTTCTTTAGACCCAGTTATGGATGAAGTATTTATCCCAGCAGGTTACTTACCTATTGATGAGCTTACAATGTTACAAGACCCAACAAGTGCTCAACAACAAGGAGATTATAACATACCACCAGTAAAGTAATGGCTAAAATAGTCACTCCTTCTGAGCAGTTCGCTTTGCAGCAAAAGATTGCAAGGAAATCAATAAGAGAGTATCAGCCTAAAATATTGGCTGCTTTACAATCTGACTTTGACAAAGCTGCTCAGTTGGTTAAGGACTATGGAGCACAACAAACTGTCAATAATCAGAACGCATTATTTGACGGAAAGAATATTAATAATATTTTACGAACTTTGTACGAGACGACTGGCGGATATACTGCCATGACGTACCAAAAGATATTTGACAAGTATAAAAAAGAAGAATCAGTAGATTTAGACCCTCTGAACATTATGGATGAATGGTTAGCCTTTATGTTGTCTTATTGGACAACCTATAGCGGAACTAAGATGTACGGAATTGAAAATACTACCAAGAATGAGATTACAAGAATATTGAACGGCTCTATTAGATACGGACAAGAAAACAACTTGAGTCTTAACGAGGTTAATTCACTTGCGATTAAAAACCTACAAGAAGGTAAGATTAACAACGCAAGGAGTCTGCTGATTGCAAGAACGGAATCACATCAAGCATTAAGTGCTGGGATGATGGGTGCAGTTAAATTTGTTAACATACCTTTGCTGAAGCAATGGGTGGCAGCAGATTATCCTGCTAAGAATAATAGGTACAGAAGTTGGCATCGAACATTGGATAGACAAACCAATCCAGATGCAGGAGGAGTAAGAATACCGATTAATCAGCCGTTCCTTGTGAATACGCCAAATAGAGGAGTAATTGAGATGCAATACGCACATGATGCAAACGGAGGTGCAATGAATAATTGTAACTGTAGATGTTGTACTGTGTTTATTGCTTAAACAAATATATATGAGTAATTTTTATAACAAGAAAGCAGTAAGTGGTGTACCAGTCGATATGTCTGATGACACAAGAACTATTGAAGTTTACTATTCTGCGTTTGGTAATGTAGATAGCGATGGTGATGTAATCATGCCAGGCTCATTTACGAAGTCTATTAAAGAGAATGGCCCACAAGGCAAGAATAGAATCTGGCACTTGTTTAACCACTCTACAGACAAACCAGTATCTAAGCCAAAGGAATTGGTGGAAGATGCTTTTGGTTTAAAGGCAATCGTTAAGATGCCTAATACAACTTTAGGTAGAGATACTTATGAGTTGTACAAAGAAGGTCATATCACAGAACATAGCATTGGATTCCAGACTGTAAAGTCTCAAGCTAAATCTGGATATAACGAGATTCAAGAAATTAAATTGTTTGAAGGTTCCTCAGTTTTATGGGGTGCCAATTCTAATACGCCAACCGTTATGGTTAAGTCTGAAATCAAAGTAACTCTAATCGATGAGATAGCTAAAACTATCAAGTCATTGAGAAATGGTTTCTATACTGATGAAACTTTTGGTTTGTTAGAGTTAAAGCTCAAGCAATTACAACAATATCTCGCTGAGATGGAAGAAGATGAATCAGTCGCTTCGGAAGAACAACCGCCAGTAGATGCTCCAACTGAGTTGCAACCAGTAGGTGAATCAGAAGATGAGGCATTGGAAGATGAAGATGACCCGATGGTTTCCATTGAATTAGAGGTAAACAAATATTTACAATCATTTAAAATTTTCAACTAATGGTAGAAGAAATTAAAAGTGCATTCGAAGGCATCAAAACAGAAGTATCTGGAGCAATCGAAAATGCAAAAGCTGAAAGTGCAGTAGCAGTAGAAGGCTTAAAAACTGAATTAGAAGAATTAAAATCTCAAATCTCTGTAGTTAAAGATGCTGCAGACAAATTAGAGGCAAAAAACAATCGTAAGACAATGAACGAAAATCAATTTAAAGGTTTCAATGCCACTTTAGGTGAGCAAATTGAAAAGAATGCTGACAGCATCGCAAAATTAGGTCGTGGCGAAATGAAGAATACTTCTTTCATCATGGACACTAAAGCAGTAGGTAACATGACAGAAGCAGTTAACTTGACTGGAGATATTCCACGTCAGTATGCTAACCAAGTTTATGGTTTACCTTCTCGTAAAATCCACGTTAGAAGTTTGTTACCAGTAGGTACAATCTCTCAAGGATTATTTACTTTCCCTCAAGAAACTGGTGGTGAAGGTGCTCCTGCTAACCAAACTCAAGGTAGTGCAAAAGCTCAAGTTGATTTCGATATCAGCATGGTTAATGCTCCTGCACAAGTTATCGCTGGTTACGTTAAAATCTCTCGCCAAATGTTAGATGACGTTCCTGCTATGACTTCTTTCTTACAATCTCGTTTGTTAGAAAAATACTTAGTAGCTGAAGATGCTCAGTTATTATTCGGTTCTGGTTCTGGTGTTAACTTGACTGGTTTGACTATCAACGCTGCTGCTCCAACTGGTGCTGCAACTGTAGACGTTGAGCAATTAGTACAAGCTATCGCACAAGTAGAAGCAAGTAACTACTCTGCAACTGGTATCTTGATTAACCCTACAGATTGGGCTAACATCGTAAACACTAAGAACACTAACTCTGCGTACTCTTTACCAGGTTCTACAGTGGTTACAACTGATGGTCAACTATCTATCGCTGGTATTCCTATCTTCAAGTCTACAGCAATGACTGCTGATAAGTTCTTAGTAGGAGACTGGTCAATGGGTGCTCAAATCATGCAACGTAATGGTATCTCTGTTCAATTCTTTGAGCAAGATGGTAACAACGCTATTGAGAACATGATTACAGTTCGTGTTGAGGCAAGAATCGCATTCCCTATCTACTACGCTGGTGCGTTTGTATATGGTGATTTCGGTAACGTAGCTTAATCTTAGATTAACTCAAATATAAAGGGGGCAGCCGCAAACTGCCTCCTTTTTTATGTCTACTATATTTTAGTTATTTTTGTAAAAATATCGGTATATGCAGATTATAAGAGATGTCACAACCACAATAGAGCCAGTTTCTGAACCAATAACATTGGCCGAAGCTAAGAACTATCTAAAGGTTGACTTTGATGATGATAACGACTTAATTAGCTCTTTAATAGTGGCTGCCAGGGTTAGATTAGAGAAATATGCTGGTGTGGCTATGACAGCTCGTACTTTACAAGTTGTAGCCTATGTAGATGAGTTTATTGAACTTCCATACGCACCACTTAACAATATTACCAAGGTTGAATACTGGGATAATAACGATTGGACAGAAATGACAATCCCTCAGTACAATATCTTAGGCACTACTTACAAGAAGATATACATGAACTCCTTTACTCACATGGAGTTTAGATTTACTTATACTTGTGGTTATGCAACTACTCCTGCAATAATGAAAACAGCCTTGTATAAGATACTTGCTGATTTATACGATTACAGAGAATCTTCTGTTGAGGATAGTAAACCAAATGCTAATATAGCATCTGCATACGAACTAATGAAGCCTTATAAACGAGTAAGCATAATATTATAATGATAAGTAGACTTAAAAATAGGATTACTTTCCAATCTAAGGTTTCAGAATCTGATGGTGCTGGTGGTCAAATCTTAACTGATGTTGACTACTATACTTGTTGGGCTGAGATATTTAGGGATAATCAAAACAAGACAAACATTGCTGGTAAGGATTCTATATCAGATAACATTGTTTTTAGGATAAGAGATGCCAATAGTATCTCTATTTCTAATGACCTTACTATTTTGTATGATAGCAATATCTACTTGATTAGCAGCGTAATAGATGAGTTTGACAGCCACAACTATTTAAGAATCACTTGTTCTACTTTAAAGAGAGTTGGTACTTGGGATAGTATTACTGCTTTTTGGGAGAATATTAGTTCAAACTGGGAACTTACTTAATGTCATTTACTATAAATAAAACAGCAAGTGTTACTAACCTATCAAAAAGGTTAAAGGCGGCACCTCATGCAATTACTCAGCAAATACAGAAGATTATCAATGAGTCTGTATTAGCCATAGAAAGTACGGCAAGAGCAAGAGCACCACAAGGTAAAACTGGTAAATTAAAGGCTTCTATTTATAGCACTCCTTACACTTTAAATGGTGGGGCAAGAGTTGGCTCTGGCGGAACTATGGGTAGAAGGTCTAATTATTCACCTTTTGTTGAATTTGGTACTGGTAATGAATTTCAAATTCCAGTGTATAGAAACCTAAGTATGAACAAACTTGAGGGCTATGCAAAGACGTTTCAACGGAGTAATGGAAATTTAGTAAATTTGCCCCATAGACCATTCTTATTTAACTCGGCTTCAGAAGAACTATATAAAATGGTTAGTAAAATAAAAAAAATTAAAATATAATGGCTACTCTTCAAGGTAAAGCGGTAAAAAATACATATAGACAAGTATTACAGATTGGTGCTAATAATGTTGGGGTAAGTGCTAGTTTACAACCAGTTCAAGATGGTGCTGGAGTAAATACAG